GGTCGGAAATGCTCGCCTAGAAGCGGCTAAGCAACTTGGCTGGGATACTATTCAAATCGTCAGAACCGAGCTTACCAGCAGCGAAGCGATCGCCTACGCCATCGCGGACAACCGCACGGCCGAGCTTGCCGAATGGGATGACGACGTTTTGGCTGCACAGCTTAACGGGCTGCTTGCCGAAGACGAGGAACTGTTAGCATCGGCAGGTTTTACGGATGAAGAGCTGGAAAAGCTCTTGAACGAACCGAGCCTAGAAGAAAGCCCATCGAGCACAGAAGAAGTTGACGTCGACGGAATGGAAATGGAATGCACTTGCCCGAGGTGTGGTTTTGAGTTCGATCCTAAATAAACCTGATTGTGCATGGTCGCTTTCGGACCTTGTCAGCGTACCGCAGAACGGCGTTAGCGTTATGTCGACGTTCGCTTGTGGTGGCGGGTCGTCGATGGGCTACAAGCGAGCCGGATGCACGATCGTAGCGGCTAACGACATCGATCCCGAGATGGCGTGGCATTACAAACGAAACTTAAGCCCGCCGCTTTATTACCTTTGTCCGATCCGCGACTTGCTCACAAAGGATCTTCCTGACGAGCTTTACAACCTGGACATCCTGGACGGCTCGCCTCCATGCTCGACGTTCAGCATGGCAGGCAGTCGCGAAAAGTCATGGGGCAAGGATAAGCACTTCCGCGAGGGACAGGCCAAGCAAGTACTGTCCGATTTGTTTTTCGATTACCTCGATTTAGTTGAGCGATTACGGCCGCGGGTTGCGATCGCCGAGAACGTCAAAGGCATGATCCTTGGCAATGCTAAAGGCTACACCAAATTGGTGATGCAAAGGTTTAAGGAGATTGGCTATCGGCCGCAGTTGTTTTTAGTAAATGCCGCAGATTGTGGAGTTCCGCAAAAGCGGGAGCGTGTTTTCTTTTGTGCTCTACGAAATGACATTGATAAACCGCAGTTGGCTTTAAAACCGTCGCATCGGTGGATAAGTGCAGGAGAGGCGACAGCAGATTTGCAAGAGTTGACGCCGGAGGAAAAAAAAGAATCAGAAGCAAGTGATTGCGATTTAAAATGGTGGCATAAAACGTTTGAAGGCGAGCGATACGAGCAAGCAGTTATTAGATCTGGCCGGAAACCAAAGCTTTTTAATCACAACAAGATTGCAAGAAACGATCCTTCGAAAACGCTTTCATCTGTAGACCTAAACATGCACTGGTCTACTTGTCGCCGATTAACTTTGCGAGAATGGAAACGCCTCGGAAGTTTTCCCGATGACTATTACGCGAAAACTGATAAAATTGGTAAATACATGATCGGCATGAGCGTCCCGCCAAAAATGACCGAAGCGGTGGCGCGGGCAGTAGTCGATCAGTGGCTTGTCTAAGGAGTCTAATCATTGAACCGCGAACTACAGCTAGAAGCACGAGCACTTCGCAACCGATGGCCGATAGACGACCGGCAGCGGAACGCGATTATCCGAACAATGCTCGGCATCATGCTAAGTGGCGACGCGAAGCCGCGGGATCGAATATCAGCCGGCAAGGCGTTGTTAGCAGCAGAGGCACAGAATCAGGCGGACGAACATAAGGCGGTAGATGTTAGCCTTCGAACCGAGCACGATCGATTGGATGCGATCGCTAGAGACCTCGGCATTGACGTCGGTCTTATCGCAAATGCCGAAGGACAGAGCGGCGGCAGCGATAGCGGCGTTGAAACAACAGTCGACGCAGCCAATTTACGATGAACGCGAGTCGCAACGTCGATTGATGGCGGAAAAACGAGCCGCCGCCCGCGACCTAAAGATTCCTAATCCCGCAAACATTGATCGCCGCTTGACCGCCGAAGAATCGGCCGAAGTTTGGTTGCGAACTTATTTTCCCGACACGTTTTTTCAGCCGTTCACGGCAGACCGATCACGGATGCTACAAGCCATTGTCGAAGCCGCAATCTACGGCGGCGACAAAGCGATAGCAGGTGCGAGAGGCGAAGGCAAGACGCGGCTGGCGATGTATGGCGGGCTCTATTTAATGGTTCGCCGCTTATCGCCTTTTGTTATCGTGATCGGCAAGAACCAAAAGAAATCAGAGGGCGAGCTTAAAACGATTCGCGAACGATTGCAACAGTCGGAAATGTTCATCGCAGATTATCCAGAGATCGGCATACCGTTCCGGGCGGTCGGTGCTTGGTCGTCACGGGCTAGGATGCAAACCGCAGGCGGCAAGCCTACCGGCATTGAAATGGCTTCCGACCATATCATCCTACCGACAATCAAACGCAATCAACTACCGGCATCGTGGCCGCAGGAAATCGAGCCAGCAAGTTGCGGCCAGATCGTCGCTTCCGTTGGCGTCGATGGATCGATTCGCGGGACGAACTACTACGACCGGCGGCCATCGCTTGCAATTATCGACGACATCGAGGATCGAGAGGCCGCGGCATCGGATACGCTGATCGGTAAAAACGAAGAGATCATCGAGCAAGATATATCGGGGCTTGGGGCTTCTGGCCGTCGAGTTTCGCGGCTAATGCTTTGCACAACTCAAAACCGCAAGTCGATTGCGTACAAGTACACCGACCCAAAGCTAAAACCGAACTGGCGCGGCGAGCGGTTTCGGATGCTTGTGCAAAAGCCGGATCGGATGGATTTGGTGCAGCAATACATCACAATGAGGCAAGAGCGATCATCAAGCGATCCAGACGCCCGCGACGCTTTCCGATTCTGGCGAGACAACAAAGACGACATCGAACGCGGGGCGGCGATCAGCAATCCTTACAGCTTCGACCAGAGACCGCACGCCGACGGCGAACTGCTTGAGCTATCGGCAATCCAAGCCTATTACAACAAAGTAGCAGACTACGGCGAAAAGGCGGTGGCGACCGAATACGATAACGACCCACCACCAGAGACAGGCCCGGTTGGCAACGGCATTTCGGCCGACATCGTATCGAGCAGAATAAGCGGACTAGCGCGGCGACAACTGCCGGCAAACACGGTTTCGGTTACGGCCGCGATTGACCTTGGGAAGTACGCTTGCCACTGGGTTATCTGTGGTTGGTGGAGGGGTGCCGGGGGCGTGGTCATCGATTACGGCATTGCCGAGGTGACAGGAACTGACAACACGACCGACAACGAAGCAAGCGAACCGATGATTTACAAGGCTTTGTTGCGTTGGCGTGATGAAATGCTTTCGCGTCCGCTTGTCGATGCGTCAGGCGAGCAAAGGCCGATCGACTTTACGTTGATCGATTCGGGAACGTTTACGAACGCTGCTTACGAGTTTTGTCGTCAAGTTGGCGGCAAGTTTCACCCGTCAAAAGGGCTTGCCAACTACAAGCCACGCCGCACGGCATCGCCGACTTGCATTCCAGGCGAAAGGCTACACGCTCAATTCTTGCCACCTTCGAAAGTTTGGCTATACGAATTGGACGTAGACTACTGGAAGCAATGGGTACACGAACGATTTTTAACTCCGACATTCGACGAAAATAACATGCTTCGTCGCGGGTCGCTTTCGTTGTTTCATCCAGACGGCAACAAAAAGCACTTGACCTTCGCTCAACACATCGCAGCAGAAGAGCTTGTGAGCGAGTTCAAAGAGGGCCGCGGATCGAAAACGTTTTGGAATCGCGTCAACGCTAACAACCACTTTTTCGACGCTCTTTGCATGGCATCGGCAGCGACTGAAGTTTGCAAGGTAAAGTTAATCGGCGAAAGCGAGTCGCAGGTATCGGCAAGGCAAATCAACGCAGACGCACCGAAGCCGATCACAAACAGGGCGAAGCCGCACGGAAGATTTAGAACCCGTCCCGGTGGATGGATACCGCAAAGGCGTTACTAGGAGGATAGAGCTAATGAGCAAGCGAAAACAGGCCAAGCAAGAGCAAGATGCACAACCGGCACCGCCAGAGCCAAAGCGGTTCAACCCGCGTCCGTGCAGTAGTTGTGCCGCGATCAGGCCAAAGGGCGAATCCTACAGCGTCGTCTATGCGACAAAGGGCAGCGTCAGGTATTGCAAATGCAAATACTGCGGAGCGACCTGGGCGCAGGCTCAAAGCTTTATGGGTGACAACGTTACTACGAGCGTAGTAACTAGGCCCGAAATTCCATTGCAAGCGAACGCGAATGGCTTACCGTTAAGTCATGTCGCAGACCGCCACATTACTGAATCAAATCGAAGCAGCGATCAGCGCCTTAGTAACGGGCGGGGCGTCGTCGTATTCAATCGGTAACAGGTCTGTCTCTAAGCTTGATTTAGGCGAGTTATTCAAACAGCGGGACATGCTCACTCGCCAGCTTGCCAGAGAAAACGGCACCGCGATACGGCTTGGCCGAATGTCGAGGGTAAGCCGATGATTGGGCGAACTCTTGATCGTGCCATCTCTGTTATCGCACCGCGATGGGCGTTGCGTCGCGCACACGCTCGAAAACTATTCGAGCGATCTTACCAAGGCGGCGAAAACAATCGCTTAAACTCCAACAAGCGGCCAAAAAATCAATCGGCTGACCAGGAGCTGCTTGGCCCGCAGGGTGCCGATTCTTTAAGGGCATGGGCAAGAGCGTTAGTTCGTGATAACGCCTACGCTTGGGGCGTGGTCGATACGATCGTCTCAAGCGTCGTCGGTTGCGGTATTAAGGCACAAAGCACGCTCGAAACGCCGATTGGCGAAGACGTCGAAAACGTTAACGAGATCCGCGACAAGGCTTGGCAAGATTGGTCGGAAGTGTGCGACGTTAACGGGTTGCACACCTTCGAAGAGATGCAGGCACTTTGCCAACGCGAAATCGTCGAAGCCGGCGAAGTGCTGGTGAAGATCGTCCGAACTAAAAGCCAAGAATTTCGCGGCATTACAAGGCCGGTTCCGCTTGCTCTTGAGCTAATCGAAGCGGATCGACTAGCGACGGACAAAGATCAATACTTGGCACGCAACAGCGATCAAAACCGCATCATTCGCGGCGTCGAAATTGATGACCTCGGCAAGCCAATCGCCTATTGGATTTATCCAGAGCATCCAAACAGCCCATACGTTTTGAGGCGAACGCCAGAACGCATTCTCGCGACTGAAATCATCCATCTGTACCGACGCGACCGCATCGGCCAAAGCCGCGGCGTATCGTGGTTTGCACCCGCGATGCAATGGCTACGCGATTTGGGCGTCTACGTCGATAACGAGCTTCAAGCGTCGGCGGTTGCGTCTTGTTTCACGATGGCAATCAAAACCGAAACGCCGATCAGTTCTTTGACCGATCCAGACGGCGGCGACACTTCGGACAAGTCGGGCAATCAATACGATTATCTACAGCCCGGCTTGATTATGCATCTCGGGCCGAATGAATCGATCGAGTCGGCTAATCCCGGCAGGCCCAACGCAAATGCAGGCCCGTGGATCGAGTTAATACTACGCGGCATCGCGGTTGGCACTGGGCTATCCTACGAGGTGGTCGCCCGCGATTATTCGAAGACGAATTACAGCAGCAGCCGCACAAGCCAGCTTGAAGACCGGCGGCGATTTCGCTGTTGGCAACAATACTTGCGGAATCACCTTTGCCAGCCCATTTGGAACGCATTTTGTGAACAAGCGGCATCGGCTGGCGTTGTCGGATTTCCTACCGCGGTTGAATTGCTTGACGATCGCAATACGGCCGCACCAGTCGAGTGGCAAATGCCCGACTGGGAATGGGTCGACCCAAGTGTTGAACAGCAAACCGCCCAAGCGTCAATCGATGCTTACATGAGCGACTACCAAACAGAGCTTGGTGCTCGTGGTAAGTCGTGGAAAAACGTTTTTTATCAGCGTGCTAAAGAAGATCGGCTGCGTCGTCAACTTGGTTTGTTGACGCCGGCTGAGCAGCAACTGGCAATGGTTAACGCGAATCAGAACCCGCAAGCCCAACAGCCGCCGCAAACCGGATCGGGCGAGATGCAAGGAATGGGCCGCCTAGCGTTTAAGAACGCTACCAAGGCCATTACCGACGTGCTTAGCGAGATGGCGAGCGGAGCGATCAGCGAAGCAAGGGCGAAGGTTTTGTTGTCCGCTCAAGGGCTATCCGAAGCGAACGTGCAACTGTTGATCGATGACGCAAGAGATGGAAGCGTAAGCCAAGAAACATTGCAGGCAGCGGAGGCAAGCCAGTGAGCACGAAGGGCAAATTGCCGCCGGTCAAGGCCGATTCGCTTGTGATGCGATCGCTTGTCATTCGAGCCGAAGGGCAAGTGCTTCGCGTCGTCACGGCAACAGAGTCGCCGGTGATGCGATACGACGAAAGCCGCGGCATGACCGTTGCCGAAGTGCTGGAGATGGACGGCATCGAAATGAGGGCCGGCCAGACGCAGATCCCGATCGTCGACAGTCACGACGAATCGACCGTCCGAAACATTTTCGGCAGCCTTCGAAATCTTTCGATTAACGGCGATGAGTTCGGCGGAGTGCCTTACTTTGCAAGCGACCCGGACAGCCAAGCGGCAGAGGCAAAGCTTCGCGACGGGCACCTTACCGACTTTTCGATCACAGCAATCCCGCGAGAAGTTTTGACAACCGAACGCGGCCAAAAGTACACGACGCCGAGAGGCACAGTCGTTGACGGTCCGGCGAATATCGTTACGCGATGGACGCCGATAAATGCGAGTCTCGTGGCTACCGGAGCGGACGAGCGAAGCACGGTTCGGCGATCTTACACCGCCGCGAATAAAGAGGTTAAACGAATGGACGAAACGCTATTGGCACAGTTGGCCGCGATGGGTATGCCGGAGGGCATGACCGATCCAAATCAGATTCTTGCTTGGGTTGTTGGCAGGATGGGATCGGCAACGCCGGCCGCATCGGTCGAGATGCCAGAGCCAATGGAATCGGCATCGCCAGAGATGAGCGAAGAGCCAGATCCCGAAGAGGTTGTTTTGGAGAACGCGATGGACGAAACCAAGCGAGCACAAAACGCATCCGAGCAAATCAAACGAGCGTTGGCGGCTGATCAGTCGCGGCGCAAGGAAATCACCAGCCTTTGCACACTTCACCGCATTGACCGAGCGTTTGCGGATGAATTATGCGACGGCTTTGTTTCGCTTGACGACGCTCGGAAAAGGATACTTGAACGCATGGCAACTCAGCCCGTCGGCCAGACCGCCGAATCGGCCCGCGTCGTCGGGTCTGAACAAGATCGCGTTACCGATGCCATCGGTGGTGGACTAATTCTCCGAGCCTTAAACGCGGCCCGCGTCAGCAAAGCATCCGCCAAGGTTGCCGATCAATCGCAAGAGTTTTCGCGAATGCCGATCGTTCGAACTGCGGAAATTCTCCTTCGCTCGTATGGCGTCAACACCGACCGAATGACGCCGAAAGATATCGCACAGGTTGCGATGGGGCATCGCGAAGCGTCGCGTCGGTTTGGAATTGAGCGAACCTCCTACCACACGACCGGAGCTTTCCCGAATCTGCTTGCGGACGTAGCGAACAAAACGCTTCTGGCGGCATATGACGAGGCTCCTTACACCTGGAGCATTTGGGCGCGACAAGGGGCGAGCGTCACGGACTTCAAGCAAATCAACCGGATTCGGTTTAGCGAGTCGCCAGATCCTGAAATCGTGCCGGAGCGTCAGCCGTATCCCGAAAAACGCATGAGCGATTCAAAAGAATCGTACACCGTTGAAAAGTACGGGGCTATGTTCTCCGTATCGTGGGAAACGGTCGTTAACGACGACCTAGACGCAATCAGCCGAGTGCCAGCGATGCACGGTAACGCAATGCGACGCAAGCAAAACAAAGTCGTCTATAGCGTGCTGACCGCTAACGACGTGCTAAGCGATAACGTCGCCTTGTTCAACGCGACTCACGCTAACGTATCCAGCGGAGCCGGCGTCCCTTCGGTGGCGACGCTTAACGCCGGATTCTTGGCAATGGCAAAGCAGACCGGCCTATCGTCGGATGCGGTGCTTAACTTGACTCCGCGGTACTTGATCGTGCCTCAAGCCTACGCGGCTACCGCGATGGAGCTTTTGAACTCCACCGCGAATCCCGCGGTTGGTGGTTCGGCTGTTGGTTCAAGTGGCGTGGTGAACATCTACAATATGGCTGGCGGTCGGCAGTTGACGATGGTTGCCGATGCCAACCTTGACCTCAACAGTTCGGCGATTTGGTACTTGGCAGCCGATCCGGCACAGATCGACACGGTTGAAATCTCCTTCCTTGAAGGCGAAGAG